TAAAGCTCCGTCGTGGTGTCGTCGATGTAGGGTGCGCCGAGAGTGTCGAGCCAGTCGGCGTTGACGCCGTTGCGAATATTCACGCGGATAGGGTTGGTGAACAGCCCGTCGCGCATGGCGGTGAAGCGGGCGGGATACCAAATTGGGTACCGCTCGCCGGTTTCCGCCACCCCATACGCCTGGCTGAACACGAACGCATAGAGCATCTCAAGCAAATTGCAGGGGACGAACCCAATCTCGGTATTCACATCGTTCTGCTGATTCAGCGTAGCCAGGGCGTCATACATCTTCAGTCGCAGGATGAAGTTGAATCCGTGGAACGGCGTTGCGCCGTTGGCCTCCTCCAGTGCCGTGACGTAGTGCGCACCTTTGAACGTGCCTTGCTCACAGTAGAGCGGCGCGAAGATGGCGCGGATTTGCGGAGATGGAATGGCGTACCTGCCAGTGTCGATCAGCACCTCGGGGAGCACCTGCCCGGAATAGGTTGAGTCATGCAGGTTTTGCACAACATCGTGCCCCCGAGTTTTTACGCGCAAAATAACACTGAGGGCAGCAGAAGTGTTCGCCCCTGCGAAATAACCTTCGACGCTGATATATACCCCGTTCGTTGTGTCGTATAGCAAGTAGTCCTTGGTGCTCCAAGTCAAGACACTCTCGTCCTCAGTTACTGATGACTGTGTTGCCGTGTAGTAAGCAGCGCCGATGGATGCTGTCCTTGGAACCCCGCTGCTAGACACGTCTTCAAAATACGTCTGTGACTTGTAAGCGGTAAGCATCCTGTCAAGCTCGGTGTTTTCTGGCCCCCATGTGTACCCGCCAGGAGGGGCAAAGGCCAAGAATGCCACGACTGCAACGTGACCCCCTATGCCCATACCAGAAGTATTTACCCCGTGCGGGTTACAGGTATCGCCCATATAGGGATCATAAAAATTAGACGCAGGGTAAATAGTCGCCTTGTTTCCACTGCTCTTTAGCCTGCTCAGAGCTACCGTGACAAGCGAGGTGGCGCCTATGAGAACATTAAACCCCCCTGTTTGTGTTTGGTAAGTTCGTGCCGAAACAAACGACCCCGGCACGTCATCTCCTATTATGGATTCTGTTGTTTTACCACGATACTGAGAAAAACCACCAGACCCCCCAGACTCCCAAGAAAAAGAGCCTCCACCGTACATAAATAAGGTGTCGTCGGTATTATTCCACCTTGCCCCCGACGGGTAGTTAACCGTTGCGTCGTTATAGTGACTATGTTCGTCTCTAACATCAAACTCAACTACATTAGCCCCATTGTAATCAATGGTAACTCCGGCATACGTAGATGTGCTACTTTGCGATCCAGAGTATGAATCTCTGACATACGGACCAGTTACCGCACCGTCAAGCGCGGTGGATACCGTTCCGGAGTACACAAAATCCACGTCGTAGTTGAAATAGGTTGGGAGGTTGGCGCCCGGAGCAACCCCGTTGGCTGACATGCCGAACGGAGTTGGCGGGAATATTGTCGGAGTGGTTGCTGTCCCGGTTGAGTGGCTAGGGGCGCCGAATGAAACGAGGGGCATCGCAACATTCGGCCCGCTCGATACCTTTGTCAAATACGGCGCAGTCAGTAGCATCGCCACCTCGGCAGCAGAGAATCCCCACTCGCCGCCCATGTCGTCCCACGAACCCGCTGTGAAGAACAGTTGCCCAAGATACGCCTTATTCGTTGCTGGGTCGATGCGCGGGCCGATGGTCAGCGCCTTTCCGTCGCTGCGCGGGGTCGTCGGCGTGAGCGTCTCAACAACACCGCCGCCGCCCCACGACTTGACTTCATCGCGGCGCACCGAGAACACGCGCTTGATCGTAGCGTTTGTCGCCTTGTCGCCGTATCGAGCCAGTCCGGTGTATGGCGGCGGCACGGGGATCATCCAAGGGATCGCCTTCGACCCAGGAACGAAACCGCCCATCACCAGCGCCGGCATCTTTTTGCCGTTGACCCTGATCGTGTTGCCTTGGAACGTCAGTACGTCGTGCCAGTGCGTTGTGTCGGTGTAGGCCACGTTGTGCGTGCTGGCGAACGGGAGCACGGTGTAGGTGACGTTGACCAGTCGGTAGTTCGGGTTTCTGACCGCCAGCGTGTAGGGTGAAAACAGCGCCCCAAGCGCCTTGGCCTGCACACGAGCGACGAACCCACGCTCGTACTCAGGTTCTACCTGGCTAGTCGTCTGCCCCGATGTCGAGAACTCCGGCATGCCGTTGCGCGTGCGCAGCATCGTGGTCGTGCCGTCCGGGTTGCTCACGACCCTCGTGCGTATGCCGCCAGGGCCGCCCACGGCGTTCATCATGACGCGCTCTGCGCCGTGACCCTGCGCTGGTCCGTCGCGGGTCGGCAGGATCGAGCCAAGGAGTTTGTCGCCGAAGATCGTCATCAGGCATCCAGGATGAAGGCACGAGGTTGCTTCGTGCGAACATGCACCTGCTCGAACAAAGGCGATGGCGGGGGGAGAACGGTCTGTGTGATGTAGGCTCCGACGAACTCCCCGACAGTGCCCGCGGTCAGCGCGAAGACCCCGCCATCATGCCTTTCTGAAACGAACGCAGCAGTGGTTCCGCACGCCACAGCAAACGATGACCGAACCTCGATGCTTGCCACGAACGCCAGTGCCGTCCCTGCGGCCCCCGCGAACGCTGCCTGGACGCGGCGTTGTGACGCGAACTCCGCAATGGTTCCGCCCGCAGCAGAGAACGCAGCCGCCGCGGTGTACTGGCATCGAAAGTCCGGCGTTGTCCCGCCCCTGCCAACAAACTTGGAGGGGGCTGTGTACTGCGCCTTGAATGCAGCAGTGGTGCCCGAACGAGCAGAAAACGCACGGCGGACGGCGTACTGCGCCCTGGCGTCGAAAACCGTCCCAGCGTCGCCGGCAAAGCTCGTTGAGACGATGAACCCGCCGACGAACGATGCGACGGTCCCCGAGGTGAACACTGCCGCACGAAGCCCGTGCTGCCAAACAATGTCCGTCCCACCCACCATGTGGAACTCGGCTACTTCGCCGAGTATCCGGCCGTAGAAATGGACCGCGTTCCAGGCAGGTGGGATGTAGACACCACCTGGAGGTTGGAAATCGACGGCATTGTAGGCTGGCGGCGTGTAGCTCATGCCATCACCCCGGAACTACTCTGTCTCGTATCTCTGCAAAACCCGCTGACCCGCCATCGGTAAAAGCAGCGGGCAGAAATGCAGTGGGCGGCGTGAACGGGGCAAGATATTCAGCGCGATTGCTGTAGCGCACATCGAATAATCTGCCGGCAAGCCCTTTCCCGGCTGAAGATTGATAACCATAGCCCAAAAACACATTTTGCCCGATTGACTCTGTTCCTGATTCTGTAGCGGTCCCAACATGAGCGCCATCAATAAATACGTATGCAGCAGCGTTGCTTCGCACTGCTGCGAAGTGGTGCCATGCGCCTGCTGTGATAACTCCGTCGGCAGTAGTGGCGCTAAATGTTACTACCCCAGAGCCGTTTTCCGAATAGAATTGAACATTTCCGGCCGACCCGATCAGTATTTGGGTTCTGTTGGCATTTGACCCTATCGTTCCATTAAAGAACACTCCGTGAACTGCGCCTAGCGAAGTAACATATAGCCATCCAGACACCGTATAAACGGTTCCGAGAACCAAAGACCCACTCGCTGAAAGATAACTTCCAGCTCCGTTGAAAAGCGCACTTGGTTGCGCCCCACCGAACGGATCGGCCACCGCCGTGCTGCTTGTTACTGTACCTGTGGTTGTGAGCGTCTGTCCCGTGAGCGTTGGGAATCCTACCGCGTTGAGCCGCGATGCAAATAGGACGTTGCTCCAATAGGGGTCAGCCACCTCGTCAATACAATACACCGTGCATTCGCTGAAGTCCGGGGGATTGAACGAGTACGCTCCCGTCGAGGGGTCCGAGTTTGCCCCTCCGAGAAGCACTTGAGAACTGCGCTTGGCGACGAGCACCGTTTTTGCTGTCGGCACTCCTGCGGGGGTGTAGGTGATCCCGGATATGGTTGGACGAGGGAATGGTCCTGACGGAACCGCATGGCTCGAACTGCACTCGCCTTTGAGAATATAGACCGGGCCGATATACCCCTTGAACCCACCGCTTCCAGCCGTGTTATTACCAACTACAAGCTCTGTGCGGGTAAGGTTTCGACTGACGGTTTTTGTCGCATAGAGCGTTCCGTCAACGTAGAAATTGAATACCCCACTTACTCGGTCAAGTTGCGCCCAGTGCCATGCGCCGTTGCTCACCGTAGTCGCCACGTAGTCCGTCACGGCTGTGTACGCCGACCCATCGTGCGATTGCAGGAGGAACGTCATCGGATCGTTGGTGCTGTTGGTAACGATATACAGGCCGCCAGACGTGGCATCCGGCCCTATCGCCAGCAGCCGTCCATAACTTGCCCCGTGCCCGCCGGTGAGCGGGTAGAACGCGAACTTGATCGAGAAGTCGCCGGTCCCCATCGTGAAGTCCGCGCTCGTCGCCGCGATCACATCGTTGCTGCCATCGAAGTACGCCGCCGTGCCGGCTCCGAACGGAGAGCCAACTGCCGTCGACAACGCAGCCCCGTTGCTCACGGTGACGACATGCCCCTTCACATCCGTGATGATGGTCTGGTTATTCGCCCCCTCCATCGGCAGAAGGAGGGTGACGTTCGACCACTGGCTATCGACGGCCACGGTTTAGTACTCAGTCAGCGTCGATGCCGTGGTGATGGTCGGCACGGTTCCCACGGTCATCGGGATGGTCGGCGACAGCGCAGCGACGAACAGCAGCTTTCCGTTGCCCGTCGAGGCCGTACCGATGCCGACATACTGGATCGTCCCACCAGGGGCTGCCGTGCAGACGGGGAAGTTGATGGCCGCTACCGGAGATGCCACGCTGCCAGTGATGGTCCAACCCCCAGACGTGCGGGCCACCGTCTGACGTGCGTACCCGGTGTAGGTCGTCTCGCCTGTCGTCTGCTCCGTTGCCGGGGTGTCAGTAGGGTCCGTGGTGTGCAGACTGATGTACAGATTGGTTGCAGGAGACGACGCTGCGTTATCCGCGAAGTTGGCAATAGCTGTTGCTTGAAAGAGCAGCTTCAGGACGGCGTTTTCGAGATATGCGGTTTTGCCGGACATGGTGGGCCTTTATTTGGTGGCGTTGATGGTTGTGGGCGATGGGCGGCTGGACACGAACACCTGCTGCGTTTTTTGCGTGGCGAACAGTTGCTCTGCTCCCGTAACCACGTCGCTATGTTGGGTGTGCGTAGCCACTGCAACTCGTTCTTGGCTGGTGCAAATAAACACTCGAAAGCGTCGCTTCTGATGCGCGGGCATATCAAAACGTCCAATTCAGTGTAGTTGCGCAACCAGACAACACGAATATAATCAGCAGGGCCACAACAAGCGCACCCGCCAAGGTTCCCGGCAAATCATTCGTGTGCGAATACCTGCGCCTGGCCACGCGCAGCCTCGTCACAGGAAGTCGGTTTGCTTTGTATTGCATGTCACGGCCCCATATCGGGTGTGCGTCCAGTGCGGACCATCTCGGACAATCGCTTCGCCCGGTCGCCGACCTGCACCGCCCACTTGCTGTCGAGCATCGCGCCGGCAGCGGCGGCATAGTGACCTTGCCTCAGCCAGCCGAGCGTTTCCTTGAACTTCAACAAACGTGGCGCACCCAAGTTGAAACACATATTCGCCAAGGCGCGTCGGCGCACCTCGTCGAGCGTTTTCCACCACGGAAGTGCGCGGTCCAGTTCGCTCAGAGTACGGGTGATGTCGTTGCCGAGCAGATACGCCGCGTTGCCGCGAGAGATAGGTTTGCTGCGCGCATCGTGGCCCACCTCGTCAAGCTCAATGCGCGTCAGGGGGCAGGCGTCCAGATTGCGGCCGACGCCGATCGTCAGGTTGCCTTCGCTGTCGGGATACGCGACAAGCCGTACATCTTCGTCGCGCATCAGTTCCGTCTTGAGTTTGTCGAGATTCATTTGTTTTCACCATCTTTGATGCCGGCAAGCTCGTCGATCTTCCGCTCCGCCGCGCGCTCAAGCACGTAGAGGAGCCTGGCCGCGCCGTGGCCAGAGATACCTGCCGCCGCTGCGCAGACACCCGCAGCGAAGTCATAGGCAGCAAGAAGCATGAACGCTCCGATACCCACGAAACCACTTGTCATCATCTCGCCGAGCAGTTCGAACACGCTGAACGCTCGGGGGTTACCCGCCTTCGTCCGCGCCCACCAGTTGATCGCACCAGAGCCGAAGGCCATGACGCTGGCGAGCGTCCATGTCGCCCCGTTCCACAAAGTTGGGTCCTTGTCAGGCACGTTCATTCTTTCCCCACGGAGATAGCACCCCGCAGCAGTTGTGTGACGACGGGCGTAGCGTCGCCGCTGACCATCTCGACTTCCCATACACCGCTCTTTCCGGCGAGCGCTGTCGTAGCAGTGGAGGGAAATACGAGGGTGATCGTCTTCAGCGTGTCGTCGATTAGCAGATCGAGGAGGTTCAAAGGGGCATCTGCGACGAGATTCGATGCGAGCACCGTTCCGCCGTGCCGGTCCTCGACGCACAGCCTGCCAGTGAATCCCGACAGACTCACCGGCGCGTTCCACTGCACGACCCCCCCGCTCGTCCATGGCCTGAAGTCAGCACCATTGACCTCGTTCAACTCGATCACGTTGGCGTCGATCACCGTCGCTTGGTGGTAGTCCGAATCGCGCAGACGAGCAGGGTCTTCAGCGTTGAGTTCGGTCATCCCCTTCACGCCAGTGATCGCCACGCGCCAGCCGTCAGGGATGCCGTGGCTGGCGATGGTGATGCGCGGCGCGCCGGTGGCGACCGAGATTGCCGTGCTCGCTTTGCGCAGGATCGGGGCTGACTCCCAACGCAGCACGAGGCTGAATGAGGTGCCGGCGACTAAGGTGAGGTCTTTCGTGCTACACGTCATTGTGCCATCACTCGCTAAACAAGACGGGCGCCGAAGCCAAGGATAAAGCGCTTGACATCCCCGCTGGTTACTGGCTGCGGACCGAATGCGGAGATGGAGTACAGCTTTTTGTCCTTTGTGCTTCGGTCTTGCATCGAACCGCCGCTGGACGCGTACATCCATCCGCTGTCTGGAATTTCCGCCACCACTTCTGCCCATGTCTGCAGCTTCGGCCCACTGGCAATCAACCGTCGCGTATCTGTCGTAACATATGTCATCGCGTTGTCGTGAGTTGACGGGATTGAAACCGTTTTTGTGCCGATGTTCGCGGACGTGAAAAGGTCTTGCTTCATCCCTGTCGAATACGTCACAACCTCGCCGATCGGAAGCATGGCCGGATACTCGATATTTACCACTCCGTCTGCTGACCACTCGATTTTTTCGTCGATCATCATAGGGTGCCTGCGGCTTGGGGCGAATGTGTAGCGCCGCGTCTTCGTCGCAACGACAGTCGCGGTGTTGGCTTTGTGCGCCAACGTACTAACGTGGTCGATGCGAACAACTTGCCCGCTTGCCCACGAACCTTGAGCAAGCGAAGTTTGGTCTGCAACATTGACGGTTACGGATAGTGATGTCGTAACCTCCTTGCTTTGCGTGTTGTCGCCATGGATATTACCCATGAACTGATAATCTGTGGAGCCTGACGGCGCCCAATATACGACATAATCAAATGCTGACCAATTCAACAGGTCATGATATTGCCAATAAATAGGAACTGCATACACGTTTGCAGCGCCAAGAGTTTCTCCGTTGCACCCGATAAACGCTTCGACATACGCGCGCGCAGCAGTGGCCGCAGATGGTTTTGTGCCTGTGGCTTCGATGGTTATTGTGTGGGTTCCCGGCAAAAGGTCGGCGGCCAGACAGATGCACTCATTTGTAGGGGCTGCGCAGTACGATGAGTAATACCGCTTACCAACATCGCTTTGCCTGCAAAAACCAGCATCATAATCGGCACTGGTGAACGTCGGCAGCTTGTTTGCCAGCGTCCAGTCGCCATCAATTGCGACAATGCCGTAACCGCCAGGTGTCGACATAAACAGGCGAATGGCTGCCACGGTCCCGGTGACGGTCCCGCTGATGGTGTCTCCAGCGGTCAGCGAATACGGGCATCCGGTGGCCTGAAATGCGCCAGTCGACACGCCGGCCGGCGAAGTAACCCATGTGCCAACTTTTGTCAGCGAGCCGTGCCATGTGTGCAGCCCGGCACGGAAAAGACCAATGTCTGTAATGCTCTCGGCGGTATGTGCCTTTATCCGTTTTCCGATCATCGCGCCGAAATATACCCCGGCCACATCCGTCGGAACAAAAATGCTGCGCTCGTCAGATATTAGGTTTGAGGCTTGTGTGACCGGGTTGCGAAACACGTAGACCGTGCTTGAGGCTGCGTCTTTGGCTTCGATTTGGAACCCGATGCCCATGGCGGCATGCTCGGCGGCATGATTTTCAGTCAAGGTGAAACCTACCTCGCTGCCGCTCTGCCCGACGATTGACTTAACTTTGCCGTCATTGCCGTACACAACAGACATTGATGACCCTTGAAGCGATTCGTGTATCGACATGACTAGTTCCTTGCAAAAGTTACAACCCGCTTACGTGTAAGCACATTATACCCTTGGTTTCCGCAGCTTCATTCGGTGTCAGAGGGGAAGTCCAGGTCCAGATCGAGGTCAGCATCCAGGTCCAGGCCCGCGTTCAGGCCCGCGTCCAGGAGGGTATCCGGGGGCAGCTCAAGCTGCTCACCCACGGTACTTTCTTCGTCCTTGACAGGCTCCACAGCGGCACGAGCGGCCTCCATCTCGGCCTTTGTGCGCCGCTTCCGGGGTGCCGGTGCAGCCGGCGTAGCACTCACAGGCTCATCTGCCCACTCTGCAAGCACACCGCGCCCCTCGGGGGTCATGGCAAACACCCCATTGTCGTACGTGGCAATGAGCACATTGCGCTGTTGCCCGTCTGCACAGAGGTGGTGCTTGATCACTCCACCGGGGACCACCTGCGCATCCTCACCCAGCGCCACGAGCACCGATTCCATCGTCCATTCGTCCATTCCATTCTCCTTGTCGCTGCAAAAACGGGGCCGAAGCCCCGCCCTTTGTTGCTATCAGATGCCGCGCTGGGGGGCTTACGCCCCAGCCATCGTGACCCAGGTAAGGCCAGAGCCGCCGGTGCAGATGTACTGCGCTGCCTTGGCGTTGGTGACGTTCACCGCTGCGTTGGCGGAACCGCCATTGATCGCTCCGCCCGTGGGCGGGAACACGGCGCACGGCGCAGCGCCGTTGTTGCGCACCGTGATAATCTCCCCCGCAGCGCAGTTCGCCGGGAGGATGACCGAATCGGCAGACGTAGCGCACGTGGCGACGACATTGATGCCGTCGTTCAGTGCAGTAGCCCCGGTTGCCCCACCGCCGGCAAGAGCCGTCAGCGCCGTCGTAACACGCGAATTGTATGCAATCATGGTCTTGCCTCCTTAGTAGACGATGGCCAGGGCCAGCGCTTCCGGTTTGATGACCTTGCGGCCATACACGTTGACGCCGCGAACGAAGTCGCCGAAGTCGTTGGGGTTGCGCACCGTCTCGGTCTTGGTGAACTGGCTGGCGAAAGTGATCCCCGCCTTGTGACCGGCGATGATGACACGCGACTTCTGCGCGAACGTCGCGCCGGCAGCGGCCGTCTGTGAACCGTCGCCCGAGGTCCAGGTCGTTCCACCCGACGCACCACGCGGCAGGTTGTTGGTGACGTACACCTCGAAGCGGTCGATGGCGCCGATCTTGCCGTTCCGCACGATGGACTGGCTGTCGCCGGTCAAGTACGCTTGCTGCAGGTTGCTGTTCATCAGCGCCTGACGGCTTACCGGGTCGATGAGCAAATACCGCTCGCTCTCCGGGATGTTCTGCTCGTCAAGGGCAGACGACAACGCCGTAATCAGCGTAACCGCTGACGTGGAGCTGGCATTGAAGTTCACCGGCGCCGCAACGGTCCCCAGGTTGTACGAACCGGACTTCGCGCCCGCCGTCGCGCCCTTGTTGGTCGTCGCCGCACCCGTGAAGGTTGCGAAGAAGCACTCGGAGTCGACCGCAACCTTCATCTGCATGCCGGCGTCGTTCGAGAACATATCCAGGAGCTTCGGCTTCGATTGCATGTCCAGCAGGTCGTTGACCTGGAAGGCATAATACTTGCCCTGGTCGATCTGCAGCTCGATGGTGTTCGGAGTCGGGACCTGATACTGCAGGCCGGCGCCGGGCACGTACGTGGTGATGGCGATGTCGGGGATGTTGTTGATGATCACCTTGTCGCCGATGCCACCGATCTCGCCTTCCCAGTTGGTGTTGGTGATGGACGCAAACGTGCTCGCCGTGTAGAACTTGGCGTTGAGCTTGCTCGACCAGATGGTCGGGATGAATGTGCCGGAATAGGCCGGCGAGGTGTTGAACGGGGCGGAAACGGGAAGCGTTACGCCCGAAGTTACGGTAGCCATGGTAGCTAGTCCTTATGTGTAATCACGTGTGGTCTAGCCCCAACCAACATCAGAACCGCACGCGCCCTTCGGCGAGTGCCTGGTCCGCTTCCGCCACACCGGCTTCGTAGTCCTCGCGGGACACGGTCTGCAGGCGGCGGTGGTCCATCGCGGCGGCGTACTCGGCACTCGTCCAGATTTTTCCGGTGGAGGCCGGCGTCGGCGCCGTGGCCCTGCTGCTGTTTGGGGCAACTTGACTGCTGAGGCTTGGCTTGGATGGTTTGGGTTGCGGTTTCGGCGCGTCGGCGGGGGCAACGATACCCACTACCTTCTTGAACTCAGCCACCTGCTCGATGAGCGCCGTAGCGTCCATCCTGCGTAGGGCTTCTTCTGCCAGGGCGCGGCGGACAAAGGGCGTACCAGGTGCCCGGCTGTCCAGGAACTCGAACCACCGTGGGTCCTCGTTCACTGCGTCGAAATCGGGAACTGCGTTCGGGGCGCGCACGGCACTCCAGAACTTCTCCTCCTCCGACTGCACAATCCGTTCCTCCTGGCGCTGCACCTTCTGCTCCACCACGCCATACCGCTGGTCCAGGTCCGCGTAGAGTTGCTGGGAGAGCTTCTTGAACTCCTC